AATTCAGTTAAATTTTAAAACAAACATTATGGAAATTATTACAAAATTAGCAAAAGCAGACAAAAGAAATTTAGTAACAAAAATTGACGGCACTCTTAAAAGTAGAGTTATTGAAGCAGTTAATGTTTGCGTATTTAATAGGATTATATATCCCATTTTCTATACAGGCAAAGAAAATTATGTAAATAAAGTAACATATTTTAATGAACTTACAACAGTTTTAAATCTATTAAATTTAAAATATGAAATAGGTAATGATGCCCCTCGTGGAGGAGCGAATGGGGAGTTTATAAAAATTTCTCAAATAGCATTATCTAAACTAAAAAGCTTGGTTTAGCATAATTGTGGGCTAACCCCAGCACTCGGCTATTAACTCGGCAGAGATGTGAAATAATAGCATCAGAGGTTCAACTCCTCTTATAGCCGCTAATTTTAACTAAAATATAGAAGTTATGATAAATTGGATGGCTACAAAAAAAGAAGATGCTTTACTCATTGAAATAGCTAAAAAAGCAGTAAAGATGTATAATTTGGATTATCAAAAATTAGTAATGGACCTAACAGCAACACATTGCAATGGCAATAAATTAAAATTAAAAAATTTTTTAAATTCAGATAATTTAAATTTTGGACACGATATTTTTGGGATAATAAATAATATAGATCGCAATTCAGGCAAATTACTTAATTGTTTTTTGCCGAGATTTAGTGAATAAAATTTAAGGCTGAACTAAAGCAGTTATCCGGTTCGTTGCCGGCAGTCTTACAAATTAAATACAAGATTATGAAGTCAGTAATAAAAAAAGTAAAAGAAGAAAGAAAGGCTTTGAAAATGACCGTAAAAGACCTGTGTTTTGCAGCCAAAATAACAGAAACCACATATTACAATTTTTGCACAGGAAAAGATATTGGTTATAAGACTTTATTTAAGTTTTTTGAAATATTAAAAATTGATGTAATCTTTTAAAGTGTTATACTTCAACACATTAAAAAAACATGTTATCAAACATATAAAATAGTTGCTAAATTATTTTGTAGTTACGAATACATGTCGTATATTTGTATATACAAACTAAAGATAAACAAATGACAACTACAGATAAATATTTAAAGGAAAATAGAGAAGAAATTATTAATATTTTAAAAAGATATGAAGTAGAAATGCAAGGAGTAACCTTAAATCAGTTAATGATTGTTTTTAAAAATAAAATGGAAGAAACAAACAACAATAAAACCCTTTCTTATTTTGCTGCAAAACAAATACCTCAAAAATTTAACGAAATCAAAACAACTTATTCAAAATCATATAATGAAAGTAACCATGCAAAAATGGTTAATTATCACGGAAAAGAAAAAACAGAACAATTATATAACATTTAAAATTCTATTATGAAAAAATTAACAGCAAAATTCGCATTTGAAAGTATGATTATAACAAAAATTATGCAGGGGTGTAATAAAATGGTAAGAATAGACGCAAAGAGACGTTACAGGGTAGCGGATGAACCAATGTTCTTTTCAAAATGGGTAACTCGAAAATATGTTAATATGTTGGCGTATGAAAATTACGGAAAAAATGTTAGTGATTTTAATTGTTATGAATATTAGCGGGCAAACACCCGCACCCGGCTATTAACTCGGCAGAGATGTAAAATAATAGCATCAGAGGTTCAACTCCTCTTATAGTCGCTAATTTTAACTAAAAATTTAGAAATTATGATAATTACTAAAAAAGAAATTACCAAAAATGTTAAGTCAGCCCCCAAGGGGCAAGGTCATTTTTATTATGAATACTATGATAAAAAAAGTCAGAATTGTTACAAAGTAAGAACAAAAAGACACCGCTGCAATGGAGATATAGAGCACATTACAGATAGTAAAGGAAATGGGTATCAAGAATGTTCTAATAAAAAAAAATTTATTGATTTTCTTTTTTTTATATTAAACTAAAGCGGTTATCCGGTTCATTATCGGCAGCCTTACAAATTAAATATAAGATTATGAAAAAATATATAGCAGAAATTGAGAAAGAACGCAAAGAAAAAAATATGTCAATAAAACAACTTTGTAAGTTGGCAGATGTTAAAATATTAAACTATTTGCGTTTTGTTCACAGGAAAGGAATTTCTTGTGAAAATCTTAACAAATTACGAGATGTTCTTGGTATCTTAGATGTTGAGGATGAAATAATAATGAAAATTAAAACATTTAAGCAATGAAAAACAAAATATTTGAAATAGCAAAAGAATTAAAAGATTGCAATATAACTGAAAAAGAAGCACAAACTAAATTTTTATTTTTATTCGGTACTACTAATTGCACTAAGCCGGATAAATTCGGAACACCACGTGTTAAATTTGAACTATCAAATCCTTGCGATTATTGTAAATATAATAAAGAGGGAAAAAATAGGAATAAAGACGCATGCTCTTATTGCGGCCGTTATTTAAAAGACAATGAATATTATAGTTAAAAATATTTTAAAATATTTAACTAAAATAAGTTATGAGCTACAAAATAACAAAAGAACAAACAGAAAATGATCTTATCAGATTACTATATTTCTTAGAATTAATAGAATTAAATCAAAACAAAAAATAAAATTATGAGAAAAACGGTCAAATCTTGGAGCGGAAATCCGGAAACTGAACCGGATTGCAAAAGTGAAGTAAAATCGTATAATATTATAGCAGATATAAGCTGTCCAAAAACTTCAACATTAATTGAAGCTATTAATAAGATTATTGACTTATCAGAATTTTATTATCTTGAAGATGTTAATTTTGACAGCGGGGGCTGTACGATTTTCGCAACTATTGACATTGAAGACCCTGTTTGTTGTTCAATCGGGAATTTTGATAAACTAAAATCTTATTTCGGTGGAATAGGTGATATTTTTTATGAAGAGCAAGAAAATCACTTTAAAACAATGTCTAAAATATTTAAACCTGAATAAATTATATGTTAAGTAACATATACAGAAATAATTACAATTAATAATTTTTTTGTAAATTTGAATTATGAATAATTCGGAAATCGAAATACTTATTAAAAAACACGAAGCAAGAATAAAAATACTCAATGAAATAAAATCTGTGAATAAAGATATTGAAATATATTTTTATTTAACTTCCGGAATAAAAAAAGATTCCTTTCCTGGATTAAAAGAAAAATGGGAATCAAAAATAACTGAATTAAATTGTCAAAAAACTAAATTGTTGAATAAATATAAACTAATATAATTATGAAAAAAAGCAAAGATTTAAAAGTTAAAACAGAACATGAAATTGAAAAAAATAAACTAAAAGAAAAAATAACCTTTGAGAAAGTATTTAAATTTCTTGAAACTAAGAAAAATAAAGTTCTTGACGGTTATAAAAACGGATATGAACTTGCTTTGAATTTAAAGAAATTAGAAATTGAGATTGAAAAAATTAAAAATGAAATCCGAAAAACTGTTTGTAATGAAGTAGACGGCGGATATGAATGGTCAGGATATAAATTTGAAACAACAGCATCCGGCAGATATAATTATTCAGAAAGTGAAAAATGGAATGATATAAACGATAAGAAAAAGGCACTTGAAAAAGATATGAAATATTCATTTAAAACAGGAAAAATTATGTTTGATAAAGAAACCGGAGAAGAGATAATATCGGCAAATTACAAACCAAATAAAACAAGTTATAAAATATCTAAAATAAAATAATTATTAACTAAAAAAATAGAAAATATGAGTTTATCAAATCCGAGAAAAGTAAATCCTGCAACAAAATTTATTGATTGGTCGGGCAGTAAAGGACAATTTAAATATTATGATAAAAAAAAAAAGGAAAATGTATTTTTTGAAGAAGACATTTACATTATTCCTTTAGATGATTTAAACACAATCAGAGGTTTTGACAGTGATAATCAATGTGGATACTATTCAAATGAAGTAAAATATTTGAATAAAGAAGAAATGTTTGTAAAATCTTTTAAAGGCGGTCAAATTGCAAAAGGTTTATACAATAATTTAAAACTACCTGCCGGATGTAAATTTTCAAAATCTGTATATGCCGCAATGATAATTTATGATGAAGAAAATACAAGTATTGAACTTGTAAATTTTCAATTTATCGGAGCCGCTGTTAAGGCCTGGTTTGATGCAAAAATAAAAGTGGAAAGTGGTAATATTATTAAGTTATCAGCATCAACTGAATTATTAAAAAAAGGAGCAACTGAATATTATGCTCCAAAGATTTTAAAAGTAGGTAAAAGAAATGATATTTTAAATAAGTGTGTTGAAATGGATAAAGAGTTGCAAATTTATTTAAAATCTTATTTTAATCAAGATCACAGCGAAGAAACTGAAAAAATTGCGAAAAAAGAAGCTCAAGAGGATATAACAAAATCAGAAGAAGAAATTACTGCTGAAATGTATATGAAAGAATCGGAGAAAGTTATTGATGATTTTAATGATGTTGATGATTTACCGTTTTAATAAAAAATATGAAATAATATAAATGAAAGATAATGATTTTCAAGACATACCACAATTTGTAAAAATCTACCCAAATTTGACACCTGTTAATCGACAGGCATATGACCTGTTAGATTTGAAAGGAGAGGGTGAAATTTTATACATGAAAGAAGTTGCAAATAGAGATGTAAAATTTCACAGATGTTATTTTTTACTTCTTAATTATATATATGATTATTTACCGGAAAGTTTTAAAAATGCTATTCAAAAAGAAGTTTTTTATAAATGGTTAAAACACTTGAAAGGAGAATATAAGGTTCTTTTTGAGTTTAAAGATAAAACAAAATTTGTCGAATATGATTCAATCAGTTTCGGTAGAATGAATCAAACTCAATTTGAAGATTATGTAAGAAATCAGCTTCCGTTTATTTATGAAAATGTTATACATCCGCTATATTCTGATGAAAGATATAAAATGGTAGTTGATAGCATTGAAGATGAATTTAAGAGATTTTTATCAAAGATTTAAATATTATGCAAAAAATATTAAAAATAGAAACCGGCAAACAACTCGAAATACAAATCAATGAAATGATCTCAAAAGGTTGGGTTGTAGATTCTATTAAAATTATTGATAAGTTTGAAGTTAAAATGACTAAATATTCAGGAAATATTCAATATGAATCATATGTTCCGTTATTGATTTATCTTGAAATAAGGATGTTAAAATTAATGTGTGGAGAATTGGGAATTATGGGTTATTCAGGCAAATCAAAGGCCGTACTGATTAGCAAAATTGAAAAATATAAAAAATCAGAGATTATTAAAATTTATAATAAATTAACTAAAAAATATGGAAAAAAAGATAAAATTTCTACATGAAACTATTAACAAATATCTTGTAACAGATTATTTTAAGTTACATTTTGAAAAAGTAATAACTGCTTTTGAAATTAATTACGATAAAAAACGGCCAAAATTAGCGGAAGAAAATATAAACCGTTGGTTTTTTAATTTCATTCAAGAACTTAGGATTGATGAAAAAACACACTTTTTGGGAAATATAAAATTATGAAAGTGTTGAGCAAGCGTGGTTTTTTATACGAAATCGGAGCAAAATATAAATATGATTATCCTAAGTCGCCGATATTTATATTAAAAAAGGTTGATAGTTTAGGATTTGTATTTTTTTTTGAATGCGGACACTCAATGACTGATTTGGCTTTTGAATTTATGATAAATGCAACAACCGGGGTTCCTATTTCACACGACATTGAATTAATATTATTTTAAAATGAAATACATAAAATTCACAGTATTATTAATCATAACATACATATTATTGTGTGCCGGATATGCTTTGTTGTTTTTTTATTACGATATTGATGTTCATAACAGTAGATTTGTTTTGATTTTGACGGGGACGTTACTTGTTTCATATTTAATAACCTCACTAATTTCAAATGGAAATAATAAAAAATAACGATTTTGATAATGATGATATTTGCATTTGTGAGGTAAAAATGTTTGACAGGCAGGATAAGCTTGTTTTTACATTTGAAGACATTCATTGTCCCCTAAGGGAATATAAGCTAAGAAAGCCAAAAAACATGCTTCAAAAAGAATTTAAAAAAGTTACAAAAATAATTATAAGGACTATTGAAAAAATTGGAAGTAAAGCGATAATTAATTAATTGTGTAAAAAAAATAAAAATATTATACATATATTAAAAAATATGTTTATCTTTGTTAAAAATAATACATAATTAAAATATGAAAACAGAGGTAATAATGAAACGTGAGTTATTCGGAAGTGATATTTCACAAAAAAGTAAATCTGAATTTTTTAGTGCAACTGATTTGGTTAGAGCCGGCAATAAATGGCGGATGCTGAACAGTTTACCTTTTTTTAATATGCAAGAATGGCTAAGGCAAAAATCTACAAAAGATTTTATAAAAGAACTTGAAAAAGTTTATGAAAAGGTTAAGATTGCAGGAAGGGGGAGGAATGCTCATACTTGGGTGCACCCATTTTTGTTTATTGATTTAGCTTTAGCAATAAATCCTAAATTAAAAATTGAAGTTTATAAATGGATTTATGATGAACTTATAAAATATCGAAATAATTCCGGAGATTCTTATAAAAAAATGACAGGAGCATTATGGTTAAATTGCAGTAACAAATCTAAATTTAAAGATGGAATAAAAACAACTGCAAATATGATAAAATTAGCTTGTAAGGTAAAAAATTGGGAAACAGCAAACGAAAAACAATTGCATTTAAGAGATAAAATACATGAAAATATTTCTCTCTTATGCGATGTTTTAAAAGATAATAATAAAGCTGTTAAAATAGGAATAATGAAATCGTTAGAAAAATAGATAACCGAAAAGAAATATTCAAAGAAATGATTAAAATTAAGAACAAATAAAAAATAAAAACATGAATCTAAAAACTGTTAAAAATATAAATGATATTAAGCAAGGCGATACGCTTATAATTACCGGTGATATTTTTAAAAATGATCCTGTAAAAGCACAGATAGTTAAGATAACTAAACAAGACGGAACCGAGATAATTATTAATAAAAAAAAGAATTATTATTTTAATTTAGAAATGTATTTGCAAAATAAAAGTTGGGTTAAAGAAGTAAAAATTGTTACAGAATAACTAAAATAGCTAACAAATGACAACATCAGATAAAAAATTATTAAAAAAATTAGAAACATTATTTTCGGAAGCCATTATAAATATTACCAAATTAAAAACGGAAAATAGGTTATTAAAAGCCGAAAATGAAAAACTTTGGAATTTATTAAAAGAAAAAAATGAAGATAAAAGATTTTTTAAAATTGAGAACAAATGAAAAAAATAATTGAAGAATTAAAACAGCACAAAACATTTTTTGATTTTTTAAAGTATATAAAAGACACAGAAAGCCTTATAATGACACAAGATAATGGATGGTATTGGTTGGAATATAAAGGAGAAGTAATTGAAAAAACAGAAAAAGAGAGGTTCATATCATCATCTGAAATGGATGATTTAATGAAATTAGCAGGATTGTGTTAATTCTAAATTTGAAATATGAAATTTAAAATAAAAGACAAAACAAACGATATTAAAGCTGAAAAATTGGCTAAAAAATACACAAAAATATACATAAGTCATTACAATTATGGTGAGCAGGATATTATTTTATGCGAAAATTGCCGTAAAAGAGCAGTAGATATTCATCATATAAAATTTAAAAGCAAAGGCGGAACAAATGATATATCTAATTTAATAGCTCTTTGCCGAAATTGTCATATAAAAGCACATAAAAATAAAGAATTTAACAAAAAGTTACAGGAAATTAAAAATAAAGAATTTAATATAAACTAAAAGATATGAGAAGTTTAATATTTGACATAAATAATAAAGAGGTTAAAGAGGGGGATACGCTATCTATTCCGTATATTGACCCTGTTAATAATTTACATGTAGACACAGAGGATTTTCAAGTGGTTGTAATATTTAAACACGGCTGTTTTGGGTATAATGGGAATTTAAGATTTGTGCCTTTATTTGAATGGAGCGAAATAAGAAAGGGTGATTATATACCCAATTGGGGCACTGAAGAAATTATTACTGATAATTATTTATTTAAAATTGTATCATAAAAAAGGAAAAATAAAAAATTTAACAAATGAACATTTCAGAGGAAATATTACACAGTCAAATATGTGAATATTTAAGAATTCAATATCCCAAAATTCTTTTTAAATCGGATATGTCGGGTATTCGACTAACAATCGGACAAGCAAAAAAAGTTAAAAAATTAAGAAGTTCAAATGCTTTTCCCGACATTGAAATATTAGAAAAATCATATCATTATAACGCACTATTTTTAGAAGTAAAAAAAGAAACACCTTACAGAAAAAACGGCAAACTTAAAAAACAAACAGCATACGAAATTATCGGCGGTATAAGAGTTAAATACGATCATTTACAAAGGCAAAATAAAGTGCATGAAAAATTAAGAGAAAGAGGATATATGGCAGAATTTGTATGGACTTTAGATATGACAATGCAGATTGTTGATGAATATTTAAATTTGTGATATTGAAAAATACAAACAAAAAAATAGAGAAATTAATATAAACTAAAAATAAGAAAATGAAAAAATTAAATCACAAATCGCAAAGAATAGAAATTGGTATTTTGGAAAAAGAATATAACAACAAAACCAAAATACACACACTTAAAATTGTAACGCACGGCGGAATGAGTGAGGGTGATTGTATTACAAACGCAACTTACGTAACCGGTAAGGTTAATTCGTCTGTTGAGCTTACAAAAATTATAAGTTCTAAAAAATCAAAAGGGGTTTGGAATGACGGAATTTTACAAGTTGCAAAATTTAAAAAAGTAAATTAATTTTGCAAATTCTTTATATAAAGCAAAATAAAAACAGTTAGTATATTTAAATACATTTAAATCTATTTATTATGAAATACGCATTAAGAATAATATCATTGCCTGGATTTATTTTAATATTAATAACCAAAGCTATAATTTTAAATGTAAAATATTTAATAAATTTTGTCAAATATGGCGGGGAATTTATTGTCTATTCAAAAAAATGTCAAACAAAAACAATTTTTGATGTTTTTAAGAAAATTGATAATTTCACAGAAAACGTTAAATATCAATATAATGAAAAAGTTATCTGCCCTTATTGTAATTTTGAGTATAGTGTAGACATGAAAAAGTCAGGAGAACAAGAATGTTTCAATTGTGGTCAATTTTTTTATCTTGAAGTAGATTCAATAACCCTGTATAATTCAAAAAAACTTAAAAATGTTTGATTTAGAAATAACTGAAAAAGATTGGAATAAAAATACTGTTTCTTTTTGTGGAGAAGAAAATGAAACCATTTCGGTATACAGAAAATGCCCAAAATGTTGTAGGTATATCAAATCCGGAGATTTGTTAATGAACGGAAACGGAGACGTGTTTCTTGAAAATTGGACTTGCTCTGTTTGTGGTGAAATTAAGCCGTTTTTTGATAGATATTAACTAAAAAATAAATATTATGAAAACAATATCATTATCAAAGATTAAAAAAGAAATAAGATATTATCATTTGTTTTTTTGTCCATATTGTGATGGGATGAATGAATTAAGCTATTGTATTACATATGAAGAAACAATATTTTGTGAACATTGCAATAAAGAAATTGAAATTACTGATTAATTTTTGCAGGTTAAAATAAATTAGTATATTTGTGAACGTAATTAAATGAACGCTAATGAAATTTGAAATTTTTAACATACAAATAAATCCCGGTAACGGACAGAATAGGCAGTTTACAAATTAGCGTTTGGCTGTCTTTTTTTGTTCCTACCGGTTTTTTATTATGACATATCGAAAACAAAATATAATGTTTTGTGAACATTGTAATAAAGAAATTGAAATTACTAATTAGTTTTTTTTAAAAATAAATATTATGAAAATAGATTTTGATAATTATCGAAAACAAACGGTTAATCAGTATAATGATTTAACTGAAAGTTTTAAAAATATTGAATTTGAAGATATTACAAGGGAAGATTTTGAATTTATTAAAAAATAAGTAAAGGATTTAAGGACTTATATCGTTACGCTAACCGCTTTAGTTGATTCTGACGGTGAATTTAAATCTTTAGATATTCCGGTTAATGTTTTGAAATAACTTTTGCAAGTTGAAATAATTTGTTATCTTTGTAAGGAATTAAAAAGCCACTCATGAAAATAGAATTAATAATATCTAACATACCCGGCATCGGGCAAATATTAGACGGTTTTGCGTAGTGGCTTCCGTCTTTTTTTGTTCCTGCCGGTTTTTTTATTATGAATAGTGGGTTTATATATTTGCATAGAAAAATAAAAAATAGTTGGATTTGGAAAAAACCTGAATATTTTCAATGGTTTATTCATATTTTATTCAGGGCAAATTTTAAAGACAAAAAAATATTAGTTGGTTCTGAATTGTATGATATAAAAAGAGGTCAATTTATTACATCAATTGAAAAATTGACGTGCGAATTAAATAATTGTACAACTCAAAAAATAAGAACTTTTTTAAAGTTGCTCGAAAAAGATAATATAATTAGCCGAAAAACAACATCAAAACTAACAATAATAACAGTCTGTAAATATGATAGTTATCAAACGCAGCAACAAACCAATAACAAACCAATAACAAACCGGCAACAAACCGGCAACAAACCGGTAACAACAGAGAATAAGGAAGAAATAAAGAAGAATAAAGATAATAATGTAAATAAAAAAGAATATCCTGATTTTTTCAATAAAAAATTAATTTCTGTTTATAAAGAATTTTTGCAATTCCGAAAAGAGAAAAAAAAGACAATAACAAAAACCCAAAAGCCTCGTTTTATTGAAAAATTATCAAAGTTATCAAATACAAATCCTGAAAAGGCTGAAAAAATATTAATTCAAAGTATAGAAAATGGTTGGCAGGGAATATTTGAACTAAAAACAAACAACAAAAAGAATTCAAACGCCATAAATAAACAGGACATTGAGAATTTTCAGGGAAATAATCCTGACAGATTAAAATTTAAGAGATGAAAAAGATAAACGAAATAATAAATGAATTTTCTGAAAATTCAAGTAAAAACGAAATTGAAACCGTTAATATTGAATGGGATAAACACGCAAAAATCATTCAATATATTGCCAACAAATATGTTTATAATTTTGAAATTGATGATAATAATAAAGATGTTTTAAAGCAGTTACTTCTTTATTTTACAGGGAATTCAGATTTTAACGGCTCATTAAATAAAGGGCTAATGTTAGTCGGCGGAGTAGGGACCGGAAAAAGTTTATTTTTTAAAATATTCAAAGAATACACAATGAATGTTATTAAAAAAAACAGCTATCAAATGCACACAGCAATAGATATTATTGATAGTGTAAATATTTCGGGAGTTAAAATTTTTGAAGAATATTCACATCGTTACGAGGGGAAGCGTGCATATCCTATACGATGTTATATAGATGATATTGCAAGTGCAAATGAAAATGTGAAGTATTTTGGGACAGATACAAGTGTAATTGAACAGCTCTTATCAATAAGATATAATATTTTTGACAAATATGGGACATTAACACATACTTCGTCAAATAAATATCCGAATCAATTATCAGAAAAATATGATCAAAGAATTATCGACAGAATGATTGAAATGTTCAATATTATTGAATTATCGGGAGATTCAAGACGCAAATAAAGAAGATATTGAAAAAATTAAACTAATTAAATAGAAATTATGAAAAGATTTAAAATAAAAGACAAAATAGACGGAAATACGGCAATGATTATTGCTGAAAATAAAAAAGAAATGCTTAAATTTATAAAAACGGAAACTAATATTGGTGTTAAAATTATTGAAACTATAAAAGTACAAGATGATGAAATAAAAAGGATTATATACAATGATATAGTACCATTTTAATATAAAAAGAAGAAAATAAACTAAAAAAATAAAATTATGGAAAAAGTAATTTATTTAAGAGATAAAAATTATCAATGGAAAAAATTTGAATATGATAATATAAAAGAATTATCAGAAGATTTCAAAAATAGAAATATTGTTTTCGGAAAAAATTTTAAAATAGGATATAATTTTAAAGTCGGATATAATTTTAAAGCCGAAAATAATTTTAAAGCCGGAGATAATTTTGAAGCCGGAGATAATTTTGAAGCCGGAAATTATTTTAAAGCCGGAAATAATTTTAAAGCCGGATATAATTTTAAAGCCGGAAATAATTTTGAAGCCGGAAATAATTTTAAAGCCGGATATAATTTTAAAGCCGGAGATAATTTTGAAGCCGGAAATAATTTTAAAGCCGGATATAATTTTAAAGCCGGAGATAATTTTGAAGCCGGAGATTATTTTGAAGCCGGAAATAATTTTAAAGCCGGAGATAATTTTGAAGCCGGAAATTATTTTGAAGCCGGAAATAATTTTAAAGCTGGAAATAATTTTAAAGCCGGAGATAATTTTAAAGCCGGAGATAATTTTGAAGCCGGAGATAATTTCAAAATTATCTATCACATAATTATTCCAAATAATTACAAATACAGATCAAGATGTTATTTTAATTTAACTAACAAAAAATGGTATATTCAATTTGGATGCTATTTAAGGACATACGAAGAATGGGTTGAGGATTTTTGGAATAATGACAAAGAATTTCCAAATAATAATTCTCAAACATCAAACAAAAGATTAGAACTTTTTAATTTGTATAAAATTATAATAAAAACATTAGAAATTTAAAATTATGAAAAAGATCAAACCATTCAGCAACGGAACAGAATTTGAATTATGAAAATGCCATAATTGTTACGGTTGCAGCAAATATGAAAGCGAATCACAGGAAAGATCAAAAGCAGGCTGTGTATTAGCTTATGATTTAGATTTGGCAAGTGTGTCTGACAGTGAAATATCTATCCGCACAGCTAATAAAATAGGTTACAATAAGGAATTAAATAAAATATGTAAGCAAAAGATCCAATGTTAATAAATGTTAAAGTTTTATCAAAATAACCTAATAAGGTTGCATATTAACAAAATAATACCTATTTTTACCAAATGAAAGCGAAAATTCAAATAATAGATTTAATTATATCGGATATTAATAAATTTTTAATACAAGAAAAAATTAATCCGGTTAATATTACTTTAATTCAGCTAAACGGCACTCCTGTTAAGTGCGAGGGAGATATTTCTGATGAAAAAAAAATAAAAATTAATGAAAGATTAAAGAAATATAAAAATAAATATGAGATAATAAAATTAATTATTGAATATAAATATGGTAATATAACAAAAATGCAAGATAAAATAGGAAAAAAACAAATCGGAAAAAGATATAAGAATTTTTTTAAAACTGAAGCTGAATTAATGGGACTTATTGATTCCGAAAATATAATTAAACTAAAATAATAATATGAAAACAATAGAAATAGAAGTTGCGTTAATGAGCGAATTGAATTTTGTAAAAAAATTAATAGTTCCGAATGTAAGTTGGGGAATGGTTTTGGGAGGTAAATGTTTACATGAGTGCGACTTGCTTATATTAACAAGTTCTGGATATGCGACCGAAATCGAAATCAAAATAAGCAAATGGGGTTTGATAAAAGATTTTGAAAAAAAACACAATCACAATCACAACCATATTAAAAATTTTTATTTTGCCGTTCCTGAAAAAATAAAAAATTTTGCATTACAAGAAATACCTGAAAAAGTAGGCTTGTATATTGTTGAGAAAAAAGATAATGATTATATTGTAAAAAAAATAAAAAAATGTGTTCCAAGAAAAAATGCTATAAAATGGACAGAGGCAGAAATGTTTAAACTTGCAAAATTAGGTACAATGCGAATTTGTGGATTAAAAGAAAAATTAATCAAAAAATTATGAAAATAATAACAAACAAAAATGAGATATTAGACATTTGGAAATACCTTAAAACAGCAGAAAACGAAGAGTTTGTATGGACTGATAAAGGAAAATTCAAACTTTGTGATAATTGTAATTGGTACGACTTTAAATGCAGATGTGATTCAGAGGAAAAGTTTGGGAGTACTAAAAAGTGGGTATGTAATTTGTGTGGATTGCTGGAGTAATTTTTAAATATTTAAATAAGAAACAATGAATGAAGAAGAATATAACTTAATAAATATAAATCTGGGTGGTGATGTTGTAAATTTAGATTAAATAATTTTTGCAATTAAGCTAAAAATAAGTAACTTTGATATTATGGAAATAAAGAAATTTGAGAATATTGAACTTGTAAAAGAAAATATGACAAGTTTAGAACTTGCAAATTTTATAGGTAAAAGACATGCTGGCATGTTGAGAGATTTGCGAAATATGTCTGATGCGTGGGAAAAAGTAACTAAACGCAAATTTGCGTTCAGTGAATATAAAGATTCAACGGGTAGAATGCTGCCAATGTTTGAGCTTTCAAAACCTGAAATATTATTTATTGCATCAAAATATAATGATGAATTAAGAGCAAGAATAATAACAAGACTTTTTGAATTAGAAATTTATCAAAAAAGGATTATGCAAATTCAATTAGACAAACTTTGGGACAAATCATATCAAAAAGATTTATATTACTAAAACTAAAAAAAATTATAACACAAACAATAATATTAAAAATTAAATTATGAGTAATCCACTTTATAAAGCTATTATTAAAAATTCAGGAAAAGAGGTTGAAGTTTACAAATTAAATAATGGCGGTTATGCCGATTTTGCTGATTGTAGTACAAAATATTCAAAAAAGGAATTGATTATTAAAAACGAAAAGAGTTAAAATGTTAGAAGATATAAAAAAATTAAAAGGAGAGGTAAAAGAATTTAATCCGATTATTAAAGAAAAAGAGGAAATCAGACAGCCTAAAAAAGGATGTCTTGACTTTAATAATCTTCCGAACAATTATTTATTTTCTGAAAACAAGGTAATTTTTAAAAAATAAATTAAGTAACAGAAACTATATAATAAGTAATAATAACAAGGAAAAAATAACAGCTATAAATATTGTTTATTTTAAAATTTAAAACAATGACAGATATTAAAATAAAAAACCTAACTGAAAAAGAAATTAAAATATTATTTGAACGAATAATGTTTAATATAATTTCAAAAACTATTTGTGAAAACTTGATTAATGAGATAAAATGGAGCTAAAATGAAAGGAGTTTTTAAAGAAAAAATACCGGCATTTCAAAAATACAAAGGTTTTAAGAAAGGAGAAACATCAGAAAAATATAAAAAAGATGCAAAAAAATTCTTAGATGAAAATAAAATATTTAAAACCAAACATATCAAAAAAAATACCTTTCAGTATATTTACGATATTAACAAATTAAAACTACCCGAAAAAGGAGAACAATTAAGGTTAAGAATTCAACAGGCAATTAATTTAATAACAATAATACTTAAAATAGTAGACAAGTTTAAAACATTAGAAAATGTATCAATTGCAACTTATACATTTAATAAAGAAACATTATTAACATTAATTCAATTAGTTGAAGCAAAAAAAGTAAAAAAACTAAATCTTTTTATTTCGGGATCATATAGCTTCAGGCACAAAGTTTATTATGAAGAACTGAAAGAAATATGCAAAAAAACAAAAAATGTTCATCTTTCTTTTGGTTGGTCGCATATGAAAATAACTATTATAAAGGCAAAAGACAACTATTTTCAATTTGAGGGCAGCATGAATTATTCGACGAATAATATGGCGGAGCAATTAGTTTTTGAAAACAATAAAACAACATATGATTTTGATTATAATTTTATAAATGAATTAATGACAGACAAAAAAAACAAAAATTTAGAAATAGTTTGTTAAAAACAGATCAAAATGTTTTATTTTTAAGATATGAAAGAATTTTCCGGACGTTCAAATATTAAAATATACAATGCTGATTGCATGGATTATTTTATTGAATTTAAAGATAACGAATTTAATTTGGCGATTGTTGATCCGCCTTACGGCTTAAGCATAAGCGGACAGAAAAAAAATAAGAAAGGAAAAAAAAGTGATAGAAAAGGACATAAACTAAAAAAATGGGATAATAATATTCCTTCATATGAATATTTTGAACAGTTGTTTAGAATAAGTAAAAATCAAATTATTTGGGGTGGAAATTATTTTGTAAAACACTTAAACGAAGGACATAAAGGATGGATCGTTTGGGATAAAGCACAACACGGATTAACAATGAGTGATTGTGAGCTTGCATATAGTAATTTTGATAGCGTAACGCGAATTTACACCAAAAACCGTGTTGTTTTAGCACAGGAAGGAACTATACATCCTACTCAAAAACCCGTAAAATTATACGAATGGATTTTAACAAATTATGCTAATAAAGGAGACACAATAATTGATACGCATTTCGGCAGCGGCTCACTCGGAATCGCGTGTTGGAATTTAAAATACGATTTAACAGCATTTGAATTAGATGCAGATTATTACAATGACAGCATAAAAAGGATTGAAAATCATACGAGACAAATACAAATAGATGATAATATTAATATTAAGGGTGCTGTTCAAAAACAAATTTTCTAATTGTTAAAAATATCGTACCTTTACAAAAATTCAGCATGACAAAAAATAAACAAAAAATAATAGATTATGCAAAATCGTTGTATACGCAGTATGACAGTGAGGGAAAGAAACCATATTCATTAAGAAATATAGAACTAAAAATTTCACAAAAATTTCACAAAAAGTTCACATACAGGACTGTGAAAAATTGGGCTGAAAAATATAACTGGGATAAATTAAATGAAAAAATAAAACAACAATCAATAGAAAAGGCAACTGAAGAAAAGTTTACAAAAGAAGAACAGTTAATTGAAAAAGAAAGCGATAAACTCGCTAAAGATTATAAAAACGCTGAAACACTTGCAAATATCGGTTATAAAATAGTTATTGAGGCATACAGCGGAAGTGAGTGTGCTTTAATATCAGTCCGAGATGCTTTATCTGCAATAAAAACCGGAACAGATATCAAGTTTAGAATAATGGAGGTTCCTGAAAAGTCAGGAGATTTAAAAGGAATAATCTTATCAAAAAAACAAATCAAAAATATTAATAACGCTTTGAACGATGCAATTTGATAATCTTTCGCAGGAGGAATTATCTGTAATTAAAGTAAGGTGTGATAATAGTTTATTATATTTTACACGTTTTTTTTTTAGAGTACTTCGAGGCTCAAAATTCATATTAAATTGGCACCACGAGCTAATTTGCAAAGAACTTGAAAATGCTGCAAAATATAAATATGAATTTCTTAATATTAACATTCCGCCTCGCTTTTCAAAAACCGAATTAGTTGGAATTAATTTTATTGCATGGATTTTATCAAAAAATCCTAAAGCAAATTTTCTTTATATTACTGCGTCTGACGAACTTCGCTCCGAAACTTCTACAAGAATAAGAGATATTATTACCCACCCTGTTTTTTTTCAATTATACGGAATAAAAATAAAAAGAGATCAGTCAGGGAAAAATCTTTGGCGTACAAATTTTGGGGGTGGGTTAAAAACAGCTACAATATTCGGACAGATTATAGGATTTGGAGCCGGTAGAATGGTAGATAATTCAGAACTGACGGATTATATTAAATTATTTGAGGGTTCAATAATTTTAGATGATATAAATAAGATTATTGATACCGAAATGGATAATGCCTTAAATCAAAAAGCAAATAAAACAATATTTACAACTATCCTTTCGAGAAAAAACACACAAGAAACCCCATTTATTAATATACAACAGAGGGCCGGCATAAATGATGCAGCCGCTGTTTTAATGGAATTTTTTAAAGATGAAAAAATAAAAAACATCATATTACCGGTAATTTCAAAAGGGAAACCACTTTGGGAATGGAAATTGAATAAAGAAAAGATTGAAAAATTAAGAACATCTCCGTTTACTTCAAGAATTTTTGAAACACAATATATGCAAAATCCCCAAGAAGATGAGGGCAACAAATTCAAATCTGAATGGTTTGAAATAATAAATAAAACATCTGTTCCGAATGCCGTAAAATGGCAGATGTTTATTGACGGAGCATATACAAAATCAACTGCGAATGACCCGACAGGTTTAATGATTTGCGGCAAATACAAAGAAATATTATATATTAAAATAAGCATTGACAAATATCTTGAAATGCCTGAATTATTGAAATTTATTGATAATTTTTCAACAGCAAACGATTTTAGAAAAGAATATTCTGTATATATAGAACCGAAAGCATCCGGAATAACTTTAGCCCAACTTTTAAATAAAAAAGGATACAATGCAATAAAAATTAAACACAAATACGTCAATAAAAGCAAAGAAGAAAGAGCAGATGCAGGGTTGGCGTTTTGTGAAAGTGAAAAAATAAAACTAATAAAAGGAGAATGGAACAATCATTTTTTAGAACAATTAAGAAAATTTCCAAATGATTTGCATGATGAACATGTAGATTTAATTTCATATGCTATAATTAAGAATTTTATATTAAGTCGAAAACAAACTCAAAGAATAACAAATTTATCTCAAATAGGACTATAATAAAAAAATATTGTATATTTGCACTATGAGAGCCTTAGAAATAATAAATTCAGATTTGCCGATTAAAAAGATAATTAAATTTTTAAAAACCGAAAAGCCTGAACATCTTCAAAAATATATAGAGTATTACAATGGTATTCAAGACGTAAAAGATAGACCTCATCCTAACGATCCAAGCAAAAGAGATAAATTAAACAAATTAGTCTTTAATTTATATAAAAAAATTACCGATACGGCTGTATTTTTTCTATTTGGTAAAGACCCTGAACTTATCCTTGACAATCCTACTGATGAAAATCTTAAATTATTTGAAGAATTTAAAAAATCTTATAAAGATGCCAAAACAGATGCAATTAATAATAAAGTAGGTGTTGAAACTTTAGGTTATTCAGAATCGGCAGAATTTATATATGCTCAAGACGGCAAGGTAAAATATCAGTTTTTATCTGCAAAAACAGAGCAGTTGTATCCTTTTTTTGATGAAAAAGGTAATTTAGATGCCTTTATGAGAATCTATAAATTGAATGAACTTATTAATTTAGAAGTTAAAGAAGTAGAGTATACAGAAATCTACACAGAAAAAGAAATGTTTAAATATAGTAAAATTGGTAGTGTATATACTCAAATACCTTATATAAATGAAAAAGGAGAAATATCTGATACTTTAACATACGAGAAAATACCTATTGTTTATTATTCAATCGACAAACCGCTTGCGTGGCAAGTGAAGGATTTATTAGATAGATATAATTTAATGTCTTCAACTTTAGGAGATGTAAATGATTATTTTGCGTTTCCTATTTTAATGTTAATCGGGGAGCTTGTTGAATCGATAAAAGACAATAATAAAGAGCTTACAGAAGAAGAAGAAATATTAATAAGAAATATTACAAGCGTCATGCACCTTGCAGGGATGGATGAAAACGGGGATAAAATAACTGCCGATGCAAAATATTTGGTTTGGACGCAGCGGCCGGAATCAGCAATCTTTGAACTTGAAAATTTATACGATATAATCTTATTTTTAACATCAACTGCTGACTTATCGTTCAAAAATTTAAAGGGATTAGGAAATGTTACCGGTGTAGCTCTTTTATTAATGTTTACTGATTCAATTGCATTAAGTGAAATTTTACAAAATGTTTTCTTTAAATTTCAAAGGCGTATAAATGTACATAAATCAACACTTAACAGTATATCTGTTCCGGATAATAAATATGATGTTTTAGATATGAGTATGAAGTTTAGTAATCCTATTCCGGAAAACGTTAAAGAATTAATTGAAAGTTTATCAAATGCTAAAATGTCAGGTATATTAAGTACAGATACAGCATTAGCAAACAATCCGTATGTGAAAAATGTTGAAGATGAAAAAAAATTATTAAAAGAAGATGAACAATTTGAGGCAAATCAAATTGAAGCAGGAAGTTTTAATCTTTGAAAACAACAGAAGTATATAAGATAAATGATATAAACAAGTATCAATATTCTTATTTTATTGAAGCACAGAAAGGATTTTCAATTGTAATTACAAAAATAGATAGGATTGTGTTTTATAACATACGGATAAATACACGTAAAACTCAAAAAAAATAGTATAAATACACGTAAAACTCAAAAAAAATAGTAAATTGTATAAAAAAAATAATATGACAACATTAATTTTAACGAATGGTGAGAGGTTTGATATTAAAGAAACTGCCGAAAAGGTAACAGGAGAAATTGATGCTTCTGTCGACTGGATTAGATTAACACTTATTATAGATAAATTAAATAGCAACCGTAAAGAAAACCAATGTAGGTTTATGATAGCGTCGATTGCATGTTGGTATGAGTGCAGTGAATTGTAAGAAAAATAAATAGTATATTTAAATTATGGAATTTAAAGCAGGTCAGAAATTTAAAGCACAAATACCATTCGGAGCAAAACCGATGAAAATTCATATTTGTTATGTCTTACCGTCAAAAGCGTATAAAGATGAAACTTTAATTATTTATAAAGTTTACGGCAAATATAAGCAATATTGGCATGAATTTATGTGTACAAAAAATTTAATGAAAACTTATATTGATATTGCTAAATAATGAAAAAACCAAAAACATTAATTGAAATAAGTCCAATTTCAGATATTTTTAAGGTAATAAAATACAGAAAAGAAAAAGGTGTTTCAAGTAAAAAAATGTATATTTCTGAAGATATGTTAAGTATTATCTTAAATAGTTATGAAGCAAAATTGTTATATATATATGACAAAAATGGTTTAATTAATTTTTTTAAAGACAAAATAAAAATAATTATAATAAAAAAATCAAAACCAATATTTAAAAATAAAAGACAATTAATAAGATATTTTAAATACAGAATTTTAAATCAATAATTATGAATAATCAAGAAAAAGCCGAAAAGGCATTGAAAGGATTTTTAAAAGAGCTTGGAAAAAGAGGTTTTACAAAATCAATAAAAAAACATTTGAATTTAGTTTGGCAAGAAGATGAAGTGTTTACAAATGCTTTAAAAAGGCTTGAAAAAGTTAAATATAAAGTCGGCAGCACTAAATTTATTTCATATAACAGTCCTCAAAAAATGTATCGTTTTGA